TAAGAAGAAAAAATAATGGCTACCAACATGATGATGGAAGCTGAAGACGAAGCTGCAGGCGAAGGTAAATACCAATGCCCACTGGCTACTAGTGATGTTAAAACTAATTTGAAAAACAGAAACTGGGCATTTGAGAATGTCGGCTATGGGCCAGCTAACCCTCTTGATGAAAAAAACAACGAAGTATTTTGGTTGCGTAAAGCGGTTATCTGGGCTACTGTGCTTGATGAGGCAAGAGGTATGCGTTGCGGTAACTGCGCTGCATTTATTGAAACGTCATTCATGCTCGACTGCATCAAGAACGGCATTGAAGCTAAGAACCCTGCAGAGGAGTCTGGCTATGACGAGGATGTTATGCAAGCTGCACAACTAGGATTTTGCGAGTTGTTTCACTTTAAATGTGCGGGTACACGTGTATGCGATGCGTGGCTAGTTGGTGGGCCAATCAATGATGAATTACAAGCAGATGATATGAAAGACTAATATGGCTAAGATGAGTGTTGAGCAAATACTGCAAAGGCACAAGCTGGCGCAGAACAAGAAGGATGACTTTCGCAGTCTCTATGAGGATGCAATGGAGTTTGCTCTACCTCAACGCAATCTATATGGTGGTGAATACGAGGGCAAAGTAAGTGGTAAAAAGAAAATGAGTCGAGTATTTGACTCTACGGCCATCAACTCTACCCAGCGTTTTTCCAATCGTTTGCAGTCTGGCATATTCCCACCACAAAGAAAATGGTGCAGACTTGAACCTGGCACTGATATACCAATGCAGCGCAAATCTGAGGCACAACGTGCATTAGATCTTTACGCAGACAAGATGTTTGCTGTACTCAAGCAGTCTAATTTTGATATTGCAATGGGTGAGTTCTTGCTCGATCTGTCTGTGGGTACTGCAGTAATGCTTGTGCAGCCAGGCGATGCGGTAAACCCCATCAACTTTATTCCTGTTCCACAATACTTGGTCAGCTTTGAAGAAGGCGTTAATGGCCAAGTAGACAACGTGTATCGCAAGATGCGTATTAAGGGCGAGTCTATCCAGATGCAATGGAAAGATGCCAACATACCACAAGACTTGCAACAACGTATTAGCGAAAAGCCTACAGAGGATATTGATCTCATCGAGGCTACAGTGCTTGACATAGCAAAGGGTGATTTTAATTATTATGTTATCCACGAAAAGAGCAAGACTGAAATTGTTTATCGCAAATTAAAGTCTAGTCCTTGGGTGGTATCACGATATATGAAAGTGGCAGGGGAAATATATGGGCGTGGACCTGTATTGACTGCATTGCCAGACATCAAGACTCTTAACAAGGTCAAAGAGTTATTGCTCAAGAATGCAAGCCTGGCCATCACTGGTGTCTACACGGCAGCTGATGATGGTGTGCTAAACCCAGCCAATGTGAAGATCACGCCTGGGGCGATCATTCCAGTGGCCAGGAATGGTGGACCACAGGGTGAGGCGCTTAAACCGCTGCCACGTGCTGGTGACTTCAACGTCTCCCAGCTGGTGATCAATGACCTGGTGCAATCCATCAAGCGCACACTGCTCGATGAGAGCCTGCCACCAGACAATATGTCGGCCAGATCTGCCACTGAGGTGGTAGAGCGCATGAAGGAGCTGGCTCAAAACCTTGGCTCTGCATTTGGACGATTGATAAACGAAACAATGATTCCATTGGTAACCAAGATATTGGAAGTCATGGATCAAAATGGCATGATTGATTTGCCATTGCGTGTAAATGGGTTGGAGGTCAAGGTGTCTCCCGTTAGCCCATTGGCAATGGCTCAGAACATGGATGAGATTAACAACATATTGCAGTTCATGCAAATAGCACAAGGCATGGGTCCAGAGGCTCAGTTGGCTATTAAGGCAGGCGCTGCGGTGGATTACATTGCTGACAAACTAGGTGTTCCTCAGATTGTGAGAGCCACTGCCGAGGAACGTGCAGCTCTCATGCAACAGATGGCACAGGCTGCAGCCATGGCACAACAGCAGCAGCAGACCTTACCAGCGCCAGCAGCTGCAGCACCAGCGGGAGGTATGTAATGGACTATGGTCAAAGAGCAGACAAAACTCAAAAAGGCATGGGGTTCTTTGGTGAATTAAAGCGCCCTGGTGGTGGTGTATCTACTGAGATATCGATAGGCGTAGGCATCTATGGCAAAGAGATGGAGATTCCACTAATAGTCCCATCTTTGTCTAAGCAAGAGTTGGATTACTTACTAAAGACGCCAGTTAAATCATCTAAATTTTTTGACAATATGCCACCGTCCATATTGCAAAAAGCTATGGATCACGCAAAGGTGCGAGTTGACCAGGAGAAGTCTCCATTTGCTGGACCTGACGAAATCATGGAGCCACCTAAGTGAGCGGGTGGGATGACCTAGAGGCAGAGCCTGCTGCCTATGAACCTGATCAAGACAGGGTAGATCTGAACCTCCAGGTGGCAAAAACCTTTGCCAGCGCTGAAGGTCAAAAAGTGTTGGCGTGGCTGCGAGAGTTTTATCTTGAGCAACCATGTTGGCAACCAGGCTCGGAGTCTTCACTAGGAATGTTCAGAGAAGGACAAAACAGTGTGATCCGAGATATTGAAAACCGCATTAGAAAGGCGAAACAACGATGAGCGAAGCAAATGACAACCCTGGCCTGCTTGAATCTGCAGCATCTGAGGATGCACCAGAGGCGCAGATAACCGAGGGCCAAGAGCAATCGATCAGTCACGTACAAGGTGACCCACAAGCAGACGATACACCACTTGAAAGACCAGACTTTTGGCCTGAGAAGTTTTGGAACAAAGACGAAGCAGCTCCCGATTTAGAAGGAATTAGCAAGTCTTATGTAGAGTTGGAAAAGAAGTTTCGAGCTGGTGGCCACAAACCCCCAGAGAATGGCGAGTACGACATTGAGACATTGGGACTCAAAGGGGATGACCCAGTAGTGAAGTCTTATGTTGGATGGGCGCAAAAGTATGGCATCAGCCAACAAGCTTTTGAAGACCTGGCACGGGAAGTTACAGGCATTGGCAACGACAATGTTGCACAAACGAAACAATCTATTCAACAAGAGTTGGAAGATCTTGGACCTAATGCCAAAGCTATTGTTACCAATATGGCTCAGTGGGGTAGGGGCATGGTTAGCAAAGGTATTTGGAGCCAAGATGAGTTTACCGAGTTTACCCGCTGGGGAGACACGGCAAAGGGCATTAGAACGCTCCAAAAGTTAAGAGAGACGTATGAGGGCAGAGTGCCAACAGAGACGCTTAAAAACGATTCTGGTGGCTCTGTGTCTAAAGATGAGCTAGAGCAAATGGTAGGAAACCCTGAGTACAAGACCAATCCTGCCTATCGTGCTAAAGTTGAAAAGCTGTTCGATAAGATGTATGGTTGAGTTGGCATGATCTCCTGTTGGAGTTTGACCCCTTGACAGGGGTTTTTTTTTTGGCATAATAGATTCTGTCAAGCATAGCAGTTAGACAACCCAAAGCCTTCAAGCTCTGGCTTTCTATCCCGAAAGGGACACGCTGCTATGTGGAAAGCTAGAACTTGAGGGTTTTTTCGTTTTCCTGACTCGCAGGCTATGCGGTACGTCAGTGGTAGTCTGTTAAATAAACCTGTTACACGGCAAGCCAAAGCAGGAATGGTGGGCTAAGAATAGAGCCAGGTGGTAGGTCAGCAATGACTGCAAGTCTGTTCAGTGTGATGCGATGGCATGGCTCCGTAGGGCATACCTCAAAGCATAAGCGAACTGTTGGTCTTTACCACGGTAAGGCTGTGCTTTGCTCCAACATTCACCATAGGGCAGTTATAGGAGATAGCAGCAATGAGGATATGTGCTTGTGGTGGAAGTATAGAAGTAGCAGAGTTGACTAGTGGCAAGGTGTGGATGTATTGCTCTTGTTGTAAAAGATATGAAATATTTTAAAATAGGGTATTGACAAATTCTGAATATGGCTATAATAGTGTTACTGATAACCGCAAGGCCAGTGACGATAGTAGTCTATCCAGGGGTGCGCTGTAAGGCACAAGTCTTGGCCCAGAGTATTCTGGACAACCGTTGGCGATAAACATTTCATCAACCGTTTTCTA